CATCATGACCGGTGTTTGCCGCAGTGACATTGATATGATGAACGGAGACTTTGGCCCGTTACCTATTAACATGCAAGGGCATGAAGGCTTGGGACGAGTAATTAAAGTAGGTAAAAATATTGGCATGACACAGGTAGGCGACATCGTGGCTACACGTGGCGAACCTGCTTATGCGGATACCTACAATGTTCGTGCCAACGAATATGTCATTGTTCCAGAAGTACATCCAAAGTATATATTGGAACCTGTTGCTTGTGGAATTAATATTGTCAAACAACCTATTAGAGAAATTGCCGAACGTTCGGGATCAAGCAAAAGATTATTGATACTAGGCAGTGGATTCCTTGCTTGGGTGGCATTTAATACTATTCTTATTCATCATTTAGATTTTGAAATTACAGTAGTAGGTAATAGTAACAAAGAACTTTGGGGAGAAATACTACATCAGGAATATGAAGGTACATTTGATGTAGTCATTGACTTGAGCAGTAAGACGGATGTTTTTGAGAAACCCATTCTAAATAATGAAGCATTGGTAGTGTTTGGTAGTCAAAAGAAAGTTACCACAGACTTTTCTAATCTACTTTGGAAAGCCTGTACTATGATTTTTCCCAGTCCAAGAACTGATGGTTTTTATCATTGCATGGCTGATGCAGCCTATTGGATTGAACAAGGCGACATCGTTGTTGACAGCTTCTGGACAAAAGCGTATAATAGAGACACAGAATGGCAACAAGCGTTTGCTGATGGATTAAACCGCCCTGCAGGTTATAGCAGAGGCTACATATATTGGAACAAAGATGGCAATTGATACAATGGGCCGAAAGGCAACAACTTATTTTATTGGCACAGAAGTGGAACGTACTGCTATGTACGGAGAACGCACATTGTTTGTAGTAGGTGTTCAACCTGTGGATAAAATTGTTAGTCTACTTAATGAACATAACATTCGTCACGTCTATCTAGGCACTAGTCAAAGTTTTACACCTGCAGACTATGACGACTGGAAAGCCTGGGATTATGTGATCATCGAATTGTTAGACGCAGGGTATTGGGTTACACTTGACTTTGGTGTAGAGTATGCTGATACATTCAATGAAGAAGGCTGGTGTGAATATAATAACTTTATTCCAATGATCAGTGTTAAACTTCCACATATTAAACTTTATAATTACAATGCTACATTAAAGATTGATGACACTACTTGGGGTCATAGTAATCCAGGAGTATGGTGTCATAGTTTACACGATCTGATGGATAGGAAAGTATATACGGACTGGAAGGATTATGTTGGAGACGAGAATGTCTAAAATTTTTCTAGTTGATTTAGAAGCAGTTAGCACTCGCTATACTGGACAGTGGAAAGAACATGTTCCACAATTACTTAAAGAGGCAGGTCATGAAGTCATCGTTATATCGGGTCCTAGCGATATTCCTAGCGCCACTACTCCTGGTGCATTTCTTAATTTTGGGGGCACTAATATCTATAAGGCAGACCAAGTTGCACAGCTTGGAAGACTTTTTTGTTCAGGATCCATCAAGGCTGGCGATCATTTTATCTTTACTGATGCTTGGCATCCAGGTATCATTAACCTAAAATACATGAGCGAACTACTGGGTATTCCAATTGTCACACATGGCTTATGGCATGCTGGTAGTTATGATCCTCAAGACTTTTTAGGACGTTTAGTTGGCAACAAACCGTGGGTACGAAGTGCAGAAAAAAGTTTCTTCTCTGCATTTGATCATAATTACTTTGCCACTGACTTTCACATTAAGATGTTTTATAATAATCTATTAAACGATTATCCCACAGAAAATCCTTGGTACGAAGAGGAACTTGACGACATACTCACAGGCGAGTATCCCAATATTGTACGCACAGGTTGGCCCATGGAATATATGGAGGATACACTTGCCCCATACAAAGGCATGCCAAAAGAAAATCTTATTTTATTCCCACATCGTATTGCTCCAGAAAAACAAGTAGAGATTTTTAGAGACTTGGCTAAACATTTAAAGCAATATAAATTTGTTGTTTGCCAAGATCAAAATCTAACTAAAGATGAATATCACTCATTGTTGAGTCGTGCCAAACTAGTGTTCAGTGCTAATTTACAAGAAACACTGGGCATTAGTTGTTATGAGGGTGCAGTGGTAGATGCTGTTCCTATGGTTCCAGATAGACTTAGTTACAGTGAAATGTATTACGACTTGTTTAAGTATCCCAGCAAGTGGACTGAAAGTTATCAAATGTATGAAGTATATCGACCTGATCTGTGTCGTGCTATTATGACACACATGGATTACTATAGTACTCGATTACCACAACTTAAAAAACAGACAGAAGATCTTACCAAGAACTTCTTTAGCGCCAGTGATATGTTAAGGAATATTAAATGATCAAAATACAAAGTTATGGTCCTGTACCTAGTTGGTATCAAATAGATAATAGTTTTCAGCTGCCAAGTATAACAGGAGCTGTTCAATGGAACGGTGCTACTAAAAATTTCGAAGTCAGTAACGGTGGTGGATGGATACGTATTGATAATAATGTACAAGTACAGCATAGTGCAGATTTGCAAAAAATTATTGCGTGGGCAAATATAAAAATGGCCGAAGAAGAAAAAATGCAGAACTTGCGTAGTAAATATCCGGCACTAGACGAAGCATATAATCATTTGGAATTAATCAAGACATTAGTTACCGCGGAACCTGAAAAAACTGTTTAAGGAATTAAAATGAAAATTGGTATTATAGGACATGGATTTGTTGGCAGAGCTATTGCCAATGCACACAATCAAGAAGATTTGTTAATCAACGATCCAAAGTTATTTGAAAGTGCCGACATTGAAGAAATCAAAAATAACACAGACTGGATATATGTTGCAGTACCCACTCCAATGTCAGACTCTGGGGAAATGGACACTGGCATATTAGACTCTGTATTAGACAGTTTAATTGATTATAAAGGGCTAGTTATTTCTAAATGTACTGCACTTCCCAGCTACTACATTGCTGCCAAAAAACATTATAATTTTAGATTGATACATGTACCTGAGTTTTTAACCGCGGCCAACGCCAACAAGGATTATATGTCTCCTGATATGATTGTCATGGGAGGAGATCTCAGTGACTGTGAATATTACAAAGATGTTGTAGTACAAGCAGATAAAACAAATACCATGGCCACTAAATTCATAGTCGCAGATATTGGCACTGCCAGTGCTATGAAATATTATGCCAATAGTTTTTTAGCAACCAAAGTTGTATTCAACAATCAATTTGCGGCTTGGTGTACTATGCAGGGCATTAATTGGAATAACTTATCTGCTATTAATAAATTAGATAAGAGATTGGGTAATACACATTGGGATGTTCCTGGACCAGATGGTATGTTTGGCTATGGCGGATATTGTTTCCCCAAAGATGTCAGTGCGTTAACACACAGTGAACACAACGAATGTTTATCTTTATTGAAACATCAGTTTGAAGTAAACAGTGAAATTAGGCAGTCGAAATCGTTGACTAAACCTAAATAATACTGTATAATAATACAATATGGCAACACCCTCTGCCTTAACATAGGAAAAATTATAATGATATCAACATTTAAAAAAGACGAAACTGTTCATGGAACAGCCTTTACATTTGAAAAAGACGAGATTGCAGACTCTACAGAAATTAAAAACATAATGGCTGGCGCTGAACAGCAAGGTGATGACGACAAAGGCTATAAAGAAGCATACTTGGGAGATCATCTTCGATTTAAAATGAAACGTGAGAACAAACGTTTTTGGGCAGGCGATAATATCAGTGAATACGTTACTGAAGAAAATAAAGAGCAACTCATCGACGAAGCCGCAGAGGCATTTGAACTAGTACTGGATCGGTTGCTGATTGACAGAGAGAATGATCCAAATAGCAAAGGTACTGCAAGACGACTTGCTAAAATGTACTTTAATGAAATAATGGCAGGTAGATATGAACAAGCACCAGACGCAACAGCGTTCCCAAATGATTCGGCGGACCGTTATGAAGGTATGCTTGTTGTACGTAGTGAACTGCGCTCTATGTGCAGTCATCATCACCAACCCGTTGCTGGCGTGGCTTATATTGGTATTATTGCTGCCAATAAACTTATTGGTTTATCTAAGTATACCCGAATCGCACAGTGGTGTGCAAGACGAGGTACTCTCCAGGAGGAACTTTGTAACGACATTGCCCGAGAGATTAGTAAAGCTACTGATTCGGAAAACGTAGCAGTGTATATTCAAGCAGTACATGGTTGTTGTGAAAATCGTGGCATCATGGCACATAGCAGTTTAACGCAGACAACAGTATTGGCTGGCTCATTTAAAACTGATCCTGGCGCAAAGAAAGAATTCTTTGATAATATTAAACTACAACAGGAATTTGCACCACGATGAAAGATCCTAAAATAGAAAAACTAGTCAAAGAATTACATTCTTCTGTGGCCAGTGTAAATGTAATAATGGAAAAATTACAAAATCTTAATGTAGATGTTAAAATCTCATACATCGATCCAAAATCTTCTGAACTTAATAATAGTGGAGTTCAAAGTATTAAAGTTTGGCGAGTAGAAGAACGTAATGACTACCTCTAATTCTGCGCCAGGATACGGAGCTATACCGCCAAACGTGGGTGCCGCACAGGTTCTAACTTCTAATGGTATGAATGGTAGTAGTTGGATGAGTCAAGGCATAACAACGGCACAGACTAGTGCTATTCAAATTGGTAATCCTAATCCTGTTATTACATTTAAATTGGATGGTGATATCGTTACTAAGGCAGGAACGATTACAGCAGAAGACTGGATATCTGTTATTAAACTTATGAAAAGGTTGATCATGGATATGAGCGAAGATCGGGAATTAGTATCTAAATATCCGTATATACAAGATGCGGCGCACTCTTGGTTTATGAATGAACTTAAAGGAAAAGACAATGGCGACAAAGAAGAAACCTAAAGAAGACAGCATTACATTAGAAATGCCCGGAACTATTGGTAGTGCAAAAATAGTATTTGCAGAACCCACAGTGGTTAAAGGTAGTCACTTAACTGTTACTACATACCCCGATGGTAAGACTACATTGGAATGGGACGACGAAGCATTGCTCAATGATGTTCGTCGAGCACTACTAAAAGCAGAAAGCAATATTCCTGCTACAATAGAAACTAAACCGAAACGTGCTAAAAAAGTAAAATAAAATGCCCGGGGTAAAAAATCAGCAGTTGATATTTCTCAATTTTTGGGAACGTAAACAACTTGAATATTGGCTAGCTGATAACTTTTCGGATTGCACTATTCGAAATATATATGACACTTGGAGTTCTCCGGAAGAACAAGAGTGGTATGCCATAGAAGGTAATATAACACTTGACATGGAGTGCCTTTTGAAGTTAAAATATGGTAATAGATTAAAAGACTCTAATGCAGGAATAAGACATGGACAAAATTAAAGTAAGTGAAATTTTTTATAGCGCACAAGGTGAAGGTCGTTTTATTGGTGTGCCTAGTGTGTTCTTCCGCACATTCGGATGTAATTTCAAATGTGCAGGCTTTGGTTTGCCTACAGGAATAAAGACCACTGAACCAGATGATATAGGTGCAAAAGTTCACTTGTATAAATCCTTTATGGATTTGCCACTGGCACAAACAGGCTGTGACAGTTATGCAAGTTGGCATCCTGCATTTAAACATCTAAGTCCTTACTACAGCATTGATGAGGCTATTGATGAGATGTTAAAACTAACACCTAATCATGCGTGGAAGCAAGACAATGGCAATGACGTACATCTTGTTATCACAGGTGGTGAACCTTTGCTGGGTTGGCAACAACTATATCCAGACTTGCTCAGTGAAAACAAAATGCGTGATTTAGAAAATCTTACATTTGAAACTAATGGTACTCAACATTTACACGAAGACTTTAAACGATTCTTAACCAATGACTATCATCTACGTAAAGATCAAATTACATTTAGTGTGAGCCCAAAGCTAAGTGCCAGTGGCGAGTCATGGAAGGATGCAATTTGTCCAGAAGTAGTTGTAGAATATCAAACACGTGGTTTTACTTATTTGAAGTTTGTTGTAGATAAGTTAGAAGACTTCAAAGAAGTAGATGCAGCCACAGCAGAGTATAGGGAAGCAGGCTTTAAAGGTCCAGTGTTTGTTATGCCAGTGGGCGGCACAGATGCCGCTTACTTTGCCAACAGTAAACATATTGCAGATATTGCATTAGAACGAGGCTATAGGTATAGCCCGCGACTACATGTTGATATTTGGAGTAATGGTTGGGGAAAATAATGAAAGCACAAACACCTGCTCGAAGTATTATGTCCAATGGAGACTTTGGCGATAGTAAGGCATATACAATTTCCTGCGAATGTCATGACAACAATCACGATGTTCATATGTGGATAGAGATAAATGGAGATGAGGATGTAAAAGATGTTGAAATGATATTCTATGTTAATACAACTTCACCTATTTGGAAACAAGGCTTTAATCGTTTTAAAGTCGCTTGGGATGTATTAGTTAATGGTTATCATGAAAGTCAGCACACTTTGCTTTTGAACAAGCAAGGAGCAATGAATGTTGCCAATACTATTACCAAAGTAGTAAAAGAATTAGAAGGAAAAAAATGAGTTATTTATTTACAAGTGAAAGCGTGTCAGAAGGACATCCAGATAAAGTAGCAGATGCTATCAGTGATGCAGTATTAGATCTAGTCATGGCCAAAGAAGATTCAAGTCTTCGATGTGCCTGTGAAACATTAGTCACAACTAATAGAGTAATTGTTGCTGGAGAATACAAAGGAATTCTAAATAAATTAGAAGTAGAAGGTGCTATCCGTAATGTTATTAGAAAAATTGGTTATGAACAAGCTGGTTTTGATTGGCGTAGTGTAGAAATTACAAACTTGTTGCACGGTCAAAGTGCAGACATTGCACTAGGTACAGATAACTTCGGCGCAGGTGATCAAGGCTTAATGTTTGGTTATGCTTGTCGAGAAACTGATAATTATATGCCAAATGCAATTTATTGGAGTCATCGAATTGTTGAAGGATTGGCTACATCACGTAAAAATGGTGACTTAAAATTCTTAGGTCCAGATGCCAAGAGTCAAGTTACATTTGAATATAACGATGACAGTACACCTAAACGTATTTCCAAAGTAGTTTGCAGTACTCAACACGGTGAAGATGTTAATATTGAAACTGTACGTAATGTTATAGAAGCATTTATTAGAAATATTTTACCAAGAAAGTTTGTAGACAATGGCACTGAGTTTTTTATTAATCCTACTGGCCGCTTTGTTATCGGCGGCCCTGACGGTGATACTGGTCTTACTGGAAGAAAAATTATCGTTGATACCTACGGCGGTTATAGCCCTCATGGTGGTGGTGCTTTCTCAGGGAAAGATCCCACAAAGGTAGATCGTAGTGCTGCCTATTTGACACGTTGGATTGCTAAAAATATCGTAGCTAGCGGACATGCCGATTGGGCTAATGTACAAATCAGCTATGCTATTGGATTGGCACAACCAATGAGCTTTTACATTGAAAGCAATGGTGATAGTAGAAAGTTAACAAAGACTATTGAAGATTTAGTAGACTTGACACCAAAAGGTATTATCGAAAGGTTCGAACTATTCCGACCTATTTATAGTAGTACTACTAACTATGGACACTTTGGTAAAGACTATTTGCCATGGGAAAAAATTGATTTATTTTAAACTATGCTAAACAAACTAAAAAATTTATTTGGCAAAAAGCCAGAAGCCACAGGCAAAGAAGGTAGCGAGCCTTGGGTCAATGTAGTTAACACTAATTTTGATGGAGAAAATCCAAATCAAGGCTTTATGGAATTAGAATGGAATAAACCATTTATTGAGTTTCTACGTAAGCATAATTACACCGGTGCTACAGATGAAGAAGTAGTTGATAAATGGTTTACTGATTTGTGTAAGAATATTGGCGGACAAATGGAAGAAGAAGCCAAATTTGTTGCCGATGCTGACAAGTTACCAAAACGTCGAAAGAAGTCTTGACTTTAATTGATAATCGTGTATAATAACGTATGTCAACAAAATTAAATTGGAATTTTGAAGTTAAATGGGTAGGTGATACCCATATATTGTTAGTTCTATCAAGAACTGACAATGAAGACATTAAAAATGAAATGCTAATGACAGTTAAAGAGTATGCTGAATTCATGGGCTTATGCCAAGAATTCAACATGCATTTTAAAGATAAAATTGATGACCAACTTATACAAGATTATTTAAATGGCTAAACAATACATCCTAGTAGATGCCGCTAACATGTTCTTCCGTGCTCGTCACGTTGTTAGAGGAGAAGATGCAGAAACCAAAGTAGGCATGTCTTACCATATTATGTTTAACAGCATTAATAAGGTATGGCGTGACTTTAAAGGCAGTCATGTTGTCATCTGCCTCGAAGGTCGTAGCTGGCGCAAAGATGTGGACACTAGTTACAAAGCCAATCGTACTGCGGCTCGCATGGCATTGGATCCTAAGGAAGCTGAGGAAGAAAAACTTTTTTGGCAGGCCTTTGACGAGCTTAAAGATTATCTTTCGTCAAAATCTAACTGTACAATATTACAACATCCAAGATGTGAAGCCGACGATTTCATTGCTCGTTGGATTCAAAATCATCCAGAAGATCAACATGTCATTGTCAGCAGTGACAGTGACTTTTTTCAGTTGCTTGCACCAAACGTTCGTCAATTCAATGGCATTAATAAACAACTTACCACCATTGAAGGCATATTTGATGAAAAAGGTCGCAGAGTAAAAGATAAAAAAACTAAAGAAGATTTGCCTCCGCCTGATCCACAGTGGTTGCTTTTTGAAAAATGTATGCGTGGCGACAGCAGTGACAATGTCTTTAGTGCTTTTCCAGGTGTGCGCGAAAAAGGCACAAAGAATAAAGTTGGTTTGAGAGAAGCATTTGCTGACAGAGAAACCAAGGGACTAAATTGGAATATGATGATGCTTCAGCGTTGGGTAGACCACAACGAAGTCGAACACAGAGTTCGTGATAGATATTTGCATAATAAAATGCTAATAGACTTGACAGAACAGCCAGAAGATATTAAACTAGCGTTAGATACAACAATTAACGAAGCCGTTAATAAAGATAGAGTGCAGTCAGTGGGACTACACTTTGTTAAATTTTGTAGCAAATGGAATCTTGTCGCTATCGCAGATAAAATGACAGATCATGGCGAATACCTCGGAGCAACATATAAATGATTTTAGCAAAAAGTGTAATTAAAGATAAATTTTGGATCTTAGAAGAAGATGCCAAACGTGTTGGTATGATGAACTTCAAAGACAACAATTATACTATTAATCTAAAGCGCAAAGATTTTATAGCGCAAAATGAAAATGAACTTAAAGACATGGGCATTGAATTTGTCATTCGTGATTTAACTCATGGTGGCCATCTTGAAGTCATGGGATATCCAACAGATCAAGAAGAAGTATTTAATGTAAAAGAAATTGATGGTTTTCCAACTTTTACTAAAAAATCAAGCAGTAAGAGTTTTCATGTTGCAGGTTGGTACGGTTTAAAGTTTAAAAATGGCTGGTGTGCCAGTTTGTGCCCCAGATTAACCACTGTTAAAACTAATATATATGTGGGGCCGTTTAAAACTAAAATGGATTTAAAAGTTGTTTTGAGTCAACAAAAAGATGTAATTTTAGAACAAGACGACATTTAAGTAGTAGTTAATCTGTGTTTTTTGATAAATAATATATCGGAGAACAGATTAAATGTCGAGACCTAAACCAACTATATTATTAACACACGTAGATCCAAGTACTTACAAAAGCGAAGAGGTATTAGAAGCTGACGCGATCTATGCGGTCTTTTATAAAGGTCGTCCTTTTAATCTACGTACATTTTTGAACAGTTTGCAAGATTATCCTGGACCTAAATATAAAAAAGTTAGTTTTAGTAATCCAGGTCATGCATTTAACTTAATGGAAAAAATGAACAAGTTATTTAAGTGTTCTGATTTTACAGTAATAGAGTTAAAAGAAGGTTCTACAATTAATGAATCAGAACTTATCAAAAAAGCAGATAAGTGAATCAATCTTTGAACAATTACAAAAGTCAGTGGGAAGAGACTTAGAGTTTTTTCAAATTTTTAAAAATGCCAAAGGTACTAGATTCACTGGCACAGGATTTGAACTATCGAAAAGTCTTTGGAAAATATATCCAATAAAATTCAAAAAAGAATATAGAGTATTAAATAAAACTCTATTACTATTAGACGAACGCATGGATTGGCCTTACTATCTAAGCAAACGACAATTAGTATTGTTTAGTGAAATGGATGCTTTTGAATTTTCATTATATTCGGGTGATATAAATTTATGGGCCAACAAATTTTAAATACAATAAATGAACAAGGCTATTGTGTTGTTCGTAATCTAATAGATCAAGAAGACATTAACGGTCTCAACGATTTACAGCAATACCTAGAACCACAACGAGGTCATGATTTTACTGCCAAATACTTTCCAAGAAAAAATCTACATGAAGCCGGTAAATTTGCTATATGGTGGAGTCAACAATTAACCGAATGGGAATGTGTTAAATCTATCAACAGTAAGCTATTAGAAGTCACTGAAGATTGGTTTAATGATCGTGTTGTTTATGTCTGTGATGTTATTACCAATGAATCAGGTAATCAGTTTGTAAAGCCGCACATAGATACTCCATATAGATTTGACGCTTGGCACGAAAGTTTCGAACTACTAGGAATTCAATGTATTGTACCTTTGTGTAAGTTTAATAAAGAAAACGGCGGTACTGGCATTTATCCAGGAAGTCATTTAAAAAATTGGAATGTAAAAGATAGTTATCGCGGAGTTTATACTGAGGAATTTTTAGCCAATGTAGTACAACCAGAAATGAATCCTGGAGATGTCCTAATGTATAATCCAAGAGTTTTACATAGCACTATGCCAAATAATACAGATTTAAAACGTAGAGCCCTGCTAACCCACATAACTGCTAGAGAAATGATAGACCAACTAAAATTGGTAGACAATATTTGGTTAGAATAAAGTAATTGTCAACAAAATACAGAGCTACCGCGTTATATATATGTAGGGACAAAAATGTTACTACAGTTCATTAACTAAAAGGAAACTTAAAATGAAAAATCTTATCGCCACACTAATTGTTGCAGTTGCCGCAACATCAGCTCTTGCCGCCGAACCAGCTAAGGTTGAAGCAGTTAAGAAGCCAGAAGCAACAACAGCCGCTCCTGCTACACCAAAGGAAATGCCTAAGGTTGCCAAGCCAAAGACTAAAGCTGAAAAAGCCGCAGAAGCAAAGGATGCTAAACCAGCTGACACAAAAAGTGCGGCTCCAGCACCTGCTGCCAAAGCAGACGAAAAGGCTGCTAGTAAGCCTGCCGCTACAGTACCAGCCAAGTAATTTTGAACTAGACGATGAAGACTGTGAAGGTGGTTCCGACGACACGGATCTTCATCGTGGCTACAGCAGACCAAGACTTGTCACAGTTGATTTAGACGATGACGAAGTCAGTGATTATGTAGCGATAAGGTTGGCATTGGCCCGTGAAAAGGCCATGCAGGCATACCGAAGAAAATGGGCATAATTGCCCATTTTCTTCTATTGACACAAATTAAATTTGAATGTATAATTATGATATGAACAAAGAAAAAGTAAACGAAATTATACAATGGGTTGGTACAGCATTCATCCTTGCAATGTATGTGATATCAAACTTTTTTAGGGGCTACGATGATTTACGTAATGCTGTGGCCCTTGTTGGTGCTATTTGCTTCTTTGCATGGGCCTATCGTGTTGCAAATAAACAACAAATGATTATCAATGGAACTGCTATAGCCTTGTGCTTGGTAGGGTTATTTAATTCCCAATAATTGACACAAATTGGTTTTGGCAGTATAATATACACATAGTTTAACAAAACAGGAGCAAATTATGTTCGTAGTTTACAACAAAGAAACGACACAAATCGTAGGCAGTAAAGCTCGTAGAACTTGGAAAAGTTTGGCAGCCGCTAAAGCTCATTTGTCTCGCATGTCTAAAATGGGTTATAATGTTGCCGAATACGATGTTGCTTCACAGTCGTTCTTTGCAGACAAAATTGAAAAAACTGTAGAACGCACGAATTTGATGACTGGTAAGAAATTTAAAGAAAGCACGAATACGCCTTACTATTGCAGTCCTAGTTCAGAATCTTATTGGTCAATGTAATTGACATAAATTGGTTTTGGTTGTATAATACATATATCGCAACAAGGAGTTGGTATGTGCAAATTCTGTAAATGGGAATGTAAAATGTTCTATGAGGACAAGCTCTATACCGGCTACTATTGGGGTAAAGAGTACAGTTTGGATCGTGCTATAGAAAAAGTTGCAGAATTGCAACAATCGCATCCTGCGATGCGATTTGAATTGTCAGATCACCAAACTGGTAGTAAAATAGTCTTAAACTAAGGAGTTAACATGAAAGCACTTCAAACATTTATTGATCAGAAGAATCGTTGGAACGCTATCTTTAATGGCGAACAATACGAAATCAAAACTGCCGCTGGTCGTCAGCGTGTTGCGGATATGATTGACTCAGCATTGAGTCCAGAAAACTTGACCTGTGATGGCGAACTACCACGTGCAGAAGTTAATCGTCGCTGGAAAGAATTAGATGCCGCCGCAAAACAACTTCGCAAGTTAGATCCCACAGTTAAGTTTTACGAATACGATTATTAAGGAATTAAAATGAGTGCTATGTCAAATCTTTCAATTGAAATTCAAGGTATGCTGGAAGATGGTTACTTGCCTGTAACCATTGCTCGAGAACTTGAAATCCCTATTACTTGGATCTTCGAGGAAATCGAACAAGAAGAACTTAGCCCTTTTGAAACAATTAACTCTTAATATCATGAACGCATTTGATAAAGAAAATTTAGAGTTCTTCATGCGAGCCGATAAGGCTACTATGCAAGAATGGTTCGAATGGGCAGATCAAGAAAATCTAGCTTATGCTATGAAGTTGATCCGAGCTGAAATATCCAGATTGGAAATGAGCTCTTTGGAATTGACCGACGACGTTACTCATACCGATGACGCTGACTATGCAATCCTAGAGATTTTATCAAAATTTGACACAAAATAATTTTGGTGTTACAATAACACTTTAATGGAGAGAATTATGAAGCGAGAAATTATCACTGCTAAAGTTCCTAAACAGAAACGTCGTGCTGACTTCTTGTTTCATAACGGTGCTTATCGCCCGCAGGTCGTTACCAGCCAAAAAGTTTACAATCGTAAAAAGTTGGCAAAAGTAATTGACACAAAAGGTGATTGAGCATATAATAGTGATATGTTGAATGGTTCAACATACACATGTTTTTTTTACACACACATAGAGGAAATTTATATCATGGCTACATCTAAACTTTTTACAGTTGTTGGCGTTTCTACACTTAATGGCAAGACTAAGGTTCGCTTTGCCAACGACTTTGCAGGTCGTATTAAAAACTTGGTCAAAGGTGGACACACCAATGTCGAGTTGTTTGAGTTGCCAGAGGCAATGACAAAAGAAGCCGCTTTGTCTTATGTCAAAGCTAATGCATTGTTTACTATCCCTGCTGACACAGAAGTTACAGCAGAAAACATCGCCGCAGTCGCAGGCGAGTAATCAACAAGGGCACAGAAGTGTGCCCTATCTTTTTCTTTTTAGGAAATCATAATGAGTAGATTACAGTTACATGGACGTACCTATGTAGTGTTTGATGCTGACAACAAAGATCATCGCAAGTGGTTTGCTGACTTTAACGCAACTCGTCGATGGGGTAATTGCCCTGTGCGTTTTGTGGTTAACGACGCTCATGGTGATTTGATCACCCAAATACAACGAGAACTAATCCAGTTCTATGTTGATAAAGAATTTAAACTAAACAAAATATTAAAGTAAAAGAACAATGACATATCCTACACCAGCCCCTAAACCCGGCGACCAAGTTCGTAGTTCTACTGGCGGCATCATCACTTATACAAAGACAGGTTTGATCCATACCATGTCTAAGAATCGTTAATTGACACAATTAGCATTAGACGTTATAATACATTCATAGCAAAACATTTATAGGAGTATGCTAAATGGCAAAAGTAAGTAAAAGCGGTATTGGTGAACCCCGTACAGTAAAGATCACAGAAGCAAAGCGTCTTATCCGCCGTGCTATGAAGGTTAAACGTCCCGTGTTTATGTGGGGACCTCCAGGCGTTGGTAAATCCGACCTTGCCGCTCAGTTGGCAGAAGAAATGAACGGTGCTCTTATTGACGTTCGTTTGAACTTGTGGGAACCTACAGACATTAAAGGTATCCCTTATTACAATGCACAACAAAATACAATGTCTTGGGCACCTCCCAGCGAACTGCCTACTAAAGAGTTTGCATCCAAGCATCCTGTAGTAGTGCTGTTTCTAGATGAACTGGCTGGTGCGGCTCCTGCTGTACAGGCCGCGGCTTACCAACTTATTCTTAACCGCAAGGTTGGTACATACGAACTGCCAGACAACGTTGTTATTATGGCGGCTGGTAACCGTATGACAGACAAAGGTGTTACTTATCGTATGCCTACTCCATTGGCTAACCGCTTTGTTCACTTTGAACTTCGTGTAGACTTTGCAGACTGGAACGTTTGGGCATTACAAAACCGTATCCATCCAGATGTAGTAGGTTACTTGAACTACCAAAAGGCAGACTTGTACAACTTTGATCCCACTGTACATGACCGCAGTTTTGCTACTCCTCGCTCTTGGAGTTTTGTAAGTGACCTTATTGACGATGAGATGACAGACAACGAGCAAACCGATATGGTGTCAGGTTGCGTTGGTGAAGGTCTTGCAATTAAGTTTATGGCTCATCGTAAGATTGCCGCAGACTTGCCTACTCCAACAGATGTATTGAGTGGCAAAGTTAAAGAATTGAAAACTAAAGAAATTAGTGCCATGTATTCTTTGACCACAGGTATGTGCTACGAGTTGAAAGACAGCTATGACAATGCTAAGAAGAGTGGCAAGTTGGATACATGGCACTCTAACTGCGAAAACTTTATCCAGTTTATGATGGATAATTTTGAGGCAGAGATGGTTATTATGGGTGCTCATACTGCACTTAAGAATTACAACTTACCCTTTGATCACAAGAAGCTTAAGAACTTCCCAGAGTTCTTCAAACGTTACGCTCACTTGGTAGTGGATGTCTCTAACTAAGGCAATGTCTACGTTAACTGGCGTAAAGTATAACGTAGATGAGAAAGGGGATTTTATCCCCTTTCCTCCTAATACTGTTGAGTTAGTTTATGGTGGCATGGATTATGCTAGAAGTGTGTTTGGCAATGAAAGAATTACAAGAACTGCTATCATAGACTATTTTGACAATGCTAGAACAACTTGGCCTAGTACAGAGATACCGAAAGGTGTTACACGTCATCAAGTAGTTAGTTGGTGTAAGGAAAAAGGTATTAAGCCTTTACACTATTATACACCAATGTCAACAAGAACGATTTGGTTTAGAGAAGACTCAGACTTATTTGCCTTTACATTAAAGTTTGGCGTTAATTGACATTAAATAAGTTTACGTGTATAATACATCTATACAGGAGCACAATATGAAATTCACAGTTAAAGATAGACTTACTAAAGCCCGTGTTAAGATGTTGCTTAAACATCCTTTTTGGGGTAACTTGGCAACTCGCATGAAGCTACAAGAAAATAGTGACTGGTTGAGCACTGCCGCTACAGACGGTCGCCACTTTTACTATAATGAAAAGTTTATTGAAAGTTTAGACGATGAAGAACTAGTGTTCCTATTTGGACACGAAGTTGGACACATTGTCTATGACCATATGGGACGTCGTGGAGACAGAGACCCCCAGTTGTGGAATATGGCCGGTGACTATCTCATCAACGACATGCTTATACAAAACAATGTAGGCAAGAAGATTACCAAGGTGCCAATCCTTTGGGATCCTAAATTCCGCGACATGACCACAGAAGAAGTCTATGACGACTTGTTTAAGAACGCTGTTAAAATCCAAATGACATTGGACATGCACATGGATGGTAGTGGAGAAGAAGTAGAAGATGGTAAAGGCAGTGATGGCAAGAGTAGAGCCAGTGGTGTCAAAATAGACGAAGAAACTGCCAAGAAGATGCGCGACGAGATGAAAGAAGCCATTCTGCAAAGTGCTCAAGCCGCAGGTGCAGGCAACGTTCCCGCAGGTATCAAACGTCTTATTAATCAATTTACTGCTCCTAAGATGCGTTGGCAAGACCTGTTGCGTATCCAATTGGAATCTAGTTTAAAGAATAACTATAGTTTTATGCGACCAAGTCGTAAGGCTTGGCATACCGGTGCCGTATTGCCAGGTATGTTGCCAGCAGAAGAATTAGATGTGGTAGTTGCCATTGACATGTCGGGTAGTATTAGTAATGAGATGGCACAAGACTTTTTGTCAGAAGTCAAAGGTATGATGGACTTGTATACTACTTACAAAATCCATGTATTTTGTTTTGACACAGAAGTGTATAATCCAGTGACATTTAGTGATGACTATGGAGATGACATTAGCTCATACGAAACAATGGGTGGTGGCGGAACCGATTTTGATGCTTGTTGGACTTACATGAAAGACAATGACATCACTCCTAAACAATTTATCATGTTTACAGATGGATATCCATATGACAGTTGGGGTGATGAAAACTACTGCGACACGTTATTTGTTATACATGGCAATGATCAAATTGAAGCACCGTTTGGTGTAACTGCTCACTATACATTCAATTCAGAAACTGTTTAAAAAATCGGATTTCTTTTCGATTTTTTATAAACTCCTTGTACATTTCAATGACTTCTGGAGTTCTTAATTTTTCTGATCCTTGATCAAGAGTAATATCCATGCTTGGGTCTAATCCAAACTTATTACAAATGAAAGTAGTGTTATCCTTTGCACGGTCTAATAAATTTTTCCTAGTTTGAGATAATTTATTAATATCAATGTCATCTATGCCATGTAGTTGAGATAAGTTTTGATTGAAGATCAAATCGTACATATCCACTTTAATATAAGAATTAAATTTTTCTATTTGCAATAATTCTTGGTAGACTTCGTTTAAAAAATAAGGATCTTCTACCATACCAATTAATCTATAGACTATGTTATTTGAACCGTCCCATTGATTTTTATAAAACACATAGTGTTTATACAGAACCAACAAGGTTGGTATCCAAAATTTCTCCGGAGGAAAACTACAATAAATTTTCTTTTTCCAAGATAATTGTTCTATTGCATTATAGTTGAGTATTGTATGGCTTTTGATATAAGGAAAATTTATGTCGTTGACTGTGAAGTTTTTATCAGCTATTATGTGATCGAGTGTAAATTCTTTGTTAACAATATCTAATAAATATTTTTCCGGATTATCTATTTTAGATATATAGTTGTTCAAAGAAATGGGTTTCTTTATAAATTTATATCTATGATAGATATTGGCAAAAATTATTGCTGAATCTAACTCGGCTGGTGTGGTATAATGTTTGCTTAAAATTTCACTGCTTGAAGAAAATGGATGTAGTATTTGGTTATTTGGTCTTCGACTTATCATGTAGTTATCAATGATATCGTCCCAGTTCCATTCTAAATTAGTAGTTTGATAAATGTCAATGTTGTCAATTGTTTTTTTATCGTCAAGTAAAAATTTACCGAAGAATGATCCCATATGTCCTGGCTCCCACATAATAGGAGTTAGACTTTCAATTAGTTTTTTGTGATTGGCCTGCATTGTTTTATTTATTTTGTAGTTGACTTTTTGCAAATTTAATGTATAATATAAGAATACACACTATAAATAATCTGTGTATATAACATAACATAAGGAGTTTTTACATGAACAACGTTAACATCAATGATCTAATGACTTTGCTAGCCGCAGTGGATCTCGCAGTCAAGCGTGGCACTTACAGTATTTTGGAAATCCGCCAAGTTGGAGAAGTTGCAGAAAAATTGAACGCTTTCCTAACCGAAGCTACTGCCGCTTCACAGGCTGCACAAGCTGCCGCTGAAGGAACTGAAGCTGTTGCTGAAGAAGCTGTTGCTGAAGAAGCTGTTGCTCCAGTAGAGCAGGCTTAATCTAGGAATTAGTCATGCCTACATTTTTAAAACACGTAGGGCAAGTCGCAAGCACAGGCAAGAAGTGTGTTGTGGTATTTAGAACAATACCCAACGAAGAAACTTCTTGCCTTGTGGTTGAAACTGAAGTTCTAGGCACAAACTATCATGATAACTTAGTAGAAGCTGTTGAAAGTCCCAGTGGACAAGAAGACATTGACTTTTATAAGTACGCTCAAAGAAATACTTTCTTTGACGGTAGAAACATGTTAGAAGCAATGCACATCAGTGGTTGGTTGAAAAAGTTCCCTACTAATGAAATTATCATGATGCCCACTCGTGATATTAAAATTAATTTAAGTGACCTTAACGCTCAACTAGATCAAAACGATTCAAGTCGTACCACTAGCAGTGATATCAGTCAATCAGAAAGTAAGCCAGCTGGCATACTAGATGATAAAGACATTGCCAATCAAATGCGTAATCAGGCAGCATTTTTTAGAAGTGAAGCAGAGCGTTTGCTTAAAGAAGCAAATACTCTAGATCCACAGACAATCACTACAGCCTCTCCCGTTGCTGAGGCTCCAAAGCCTAAGCGAGCATATACTAAAAAAAAATAATTAAGGAACCTGAATCATGGCCATTAGAAAAAAGGATAGAAGTTTTGAAGAAATCCTTAAAGACGTTGTCATGGAAGAGGTTCCTATAGAATATATAACACACATTCAACTAAAATTAGTAGATGGTGATATTATAGAATTTTCAGGTGAGGAACTCAGTGGTATGAATGACGCCAGTGAGGTTCTTAAAGCTCAGGGTTTAGAGCATCTGAGAGATAATATCCTTGACATTGAAGTCTTTATTGACAGTAGTAAAATTAAATCTCGCGTCATTAAGTATGTACGTGGTATATTAACTAGCCAATTTGGCGAAGAGAATGACACTAAAAACAGAAATTAATTTTGAAAAAGATACAAACTATGTTCCAGTATTAGATCATGGTTTTGTAGGTCTAGTAGACCATATGGGCAGTGATAGTGCTATTGTACAAGCCGCTCGTGTTAGCTATGGTGCTGGCACAAAACAAGTTCAAGACGATAGAAACTTAATCCGTTATCTAATGCGTCACGAACACACAACACCTTTTGAAATGTGTGAAGTCAAATTCCACATTAAACTGCCTATCTTTGTTATGCGACAACTTGTACGTCATCGTACTGCCAGCATGAACGAATACAGTGCTCGTTATAGTGTGCTTACAGATGAGTTTTACATTCCCGAACTAGAACAAATCCAAAAACAAAGCACCTCTAACAAGCAAGGTCGTGAAGACAGTGAATGGGGCTTTGAAGAAAAGCGTGGAGTGCAACATGCCTTTCAACGTAGCTTTCATAATGCTTATAAAGAGTATGCTAGTTTGCTAGGTAAAGAAGATAATGGACTAGCTCGTGAGTTGGCTAGAAGTGTGCTTCCAGTAGGCGGATATACAGAATTGTACTGGAAAGCCAACTTGAAGAACTTTCTTCACATGGCTCGTTTGCGTATGGATCCACACGCACAATGGGAGATTAGAGAGTTTGCCGGTGCAATGTATAACTTAGCCAAGCCACTATTCCCAGAAGCATGTTCAGCATTTGAAGATTATGCTGTTAACTCAGTCAAGCTAAGTGCAGGGGAATACGAGCTAGTTAAGAATTTAATTAGCCAAGACAAATGGACTGCTATGGTTGCAAAATACGGCAACGACGAAAAAGCCCTGGGTTTAGATGCGGGGCTTGGTATTCGTGAACTACGTGAATTTAAAGAAAAGCTAGGTCTGTGAGATAATTTATCTCACAATATAAATTAATCTAGTTTTCTCAATATACCAGCAATTCTAGGAGTCCATCCAGCAAAGTTGTTGGTATAATATCCCGGTTCTATTCCCCATTCTTGCTCTTGAGGTGGAGTATATACTTGTGGATATGAAAGTGTAACTGGGGACGAACTAGTATTAACAGAACACTGAACACCTCCACCATTATACCACCAGTTATCAACTGTCATATTATTCGATATGCCAGCTGGCTGTATTATTGCATTAGGCCCGTCACCACCACGTTCAATTAATGTAAAGTGAATATCTCCAGGATTTAATGTTGCTTGATATAAAGCTTCATCAAAATTCACCACTGAAGAAACAAAGTGCCATTTTTGTGGAAGTATATATGAATATGTCCAGGCTCCATTATTTCCACCTCGGTGTCTTGACACTATAGAATTGGATATTATATTATTAATTGATCCTTGATAAATCTTTACATCAAAAGAAATACCATAAGGACTACCATTACTAGTTGGATTAATATTATCACCAACAAGTGTAGCTGTACCTAAGTCCTCATACAAATCAGCACCTTCTACACTTGTTGCGGTAATACCACCGCCATCTCCAATTGCACCTGTTGCTAAAGAAATAACAGTGAAGTATGTGCTACCAGGTAATACATTATTTGAATATGTCCACATGTTTCTAAAAGAACCAACATATCTAGCATTGGGATTATTTACAGAATAATTATCACCTGGGTAAGTATCGCCAGAAGTGCCATATCTAACTAAACTAGAACGATTGATCCAGAAATAGTTAGCCAATGTAATTGCACTTGTATAATTATTGACACTGCCATCATCTGGTGGTGGTGTAGGTGTCGGAGTAGGTGTCGGAGTAGGTGTTGGAGTAGGTGTTGGTGTTGGTGTTGGCTCTTCTGTAGGACCAGCTGGGGTTTTATCAACAACAGATACAGATGAAGTTTTTACAGGAACACCACCTTGACTTTTTGCAATATTTAAAGTAATTGTTTCTAAACCTTCAATCAACGTATCAGTTGATAATGTCTTAGTAATAACACTAGTACCATTAGCTAATGTAAATGTTCCGGACATTGAAGGGTTTGTAAAATCTGCACCACTTATGCCTCCAGTTTGTTCAATTGACCAATAATATATTCCTGGAAGTGCATTGCTTGTAACTGTCCATGTTACCAGAGATCCTTCATTAACCGTTGTTGGATTTGCTATTATATCCCATGTCTCTGACGATAATTTATTAGCAGATGCATCTATTTCCCATGTTGCAACTCCTCCCGCTTGCATGACTTTGATCGCTGAAATTCTACCAAATCTATTAGCAATCATTTTAGTTAAATTCTTAGGTTCTACAGTTGCACCATCTGCGGCAGAAATGACTACATCACCCATGCCTACTCTTACTATAGTAACACTAGTGCCAACAGGTATTGAAGCTGTGTTGGGCAATGTTACTTTTGTCAAAGTAGTACGATCTATTCTTATATAACGGCCATGATCTGATTCTAATATTGTGTAGTCAGAAGATTCGTCTGGCAAAGTATCAGTTAAACTAGGATTCATGCGCTGCCATTTATCGGCAGATCCAGTATAAACATTTAAATTTTCAACAGAATCATCTTTAGATTGTTTAGGGAAACGTTCGTACCAAAGTTGACCAATAATTGGATTTTTTGGCGGTAATGGCGGTTTAGTTGGATCTGAAGGTTTGAAACTGTCAAAATTCTCCAACATGTGTACTAAATTTTCGGCTATTATTTCGCCGTGATTAGTATAGTTTTTGCCAATTAAACCAATTGAGCTAGAACTGGTTTCCACAGTTCTGTCATTAACTATTGCTAGTCTTTCGGTGTTTGTTTTGGTAACATCGTATGCCATTTGTTAAATTCCTCTTATATAGTATTTAGTTGTTTAAAAACAACCTTATAGTGAGGATTTAGACTTGTAAAGGATCTATGCTGATTTCATTTATATGAAATTCTTTTGGCTGCTGTAATATCCATTTGACATAGCCAGCAGCCGTTGTTATTGGCATTGTTTTTCTATCTGGATGTTTGTGTTGTACATTACTCAAACTACCAAAACTAATTAAAGTTACTCTAGGATTCTCGGCCCATACTCCTGTCATACCTAGACTGTTTGCATAATCTCGTAGTGCTTTCTTTTCAGCATTGTATAACCAATCAGTGGCTTTCATAACTCTATCGGTGGTACTACCAATACAGATAATCAATGTTTGTTTACCTTCTGCTTTGAGTTGTTTATATACTGCTTCTAGAAGTAGTGTTTGATTAAACTTCCACAATGCACTATTAATGATAATCGCATCATAGTCAACGCTCATTTCAGCAAATGTTTGTTGATTTTCTGCCTTAGTTAAATCTAATTTATGTGTTGTTCTACTAACAAATGTCAATTCGTGATCTTGTAATACTGAATCCAATGCTTGTGCTAGACCAAATGTAGGATTACCTGATACTAATATTTTCATTTAAACAATCTTTCGTATTCTGGTGCAATATCTAATATGCTATGTCCACGTGCTTGGTCTAAATACTTTGTAAACTTAATAAACTCAGGAAGTTTATCACTATAGTCGGCACCTAACATATACTTAGTGATACTGTTTAGTATGTTTTCTGCGTTTTTAGCAATGTCTTCTGGATACTCTGCTTTAAATTCAGCAATACATTTTGCATAGTATGCAACAATTTCCTGTTTCATGTCCTCAGGTAATACACGCACATTAACACGTTTTGGTCCATGTGCTACATGATGTGTAATAATAGGACGCTTCTTTGTACTGTTAATTTTAGTAAAGCCACTGCTTTGTAACTTCCACTTCATGAAACGAGGAACATGCCAAATATTATATGCTGTTACTGTACAAGCTAGCCAAGCAAGTATGTTTGGATTCTTTTCTGCATATTCATCTAGCTTCTGCAAGTTCTTGTATGCTTGACTCCACTTCAAAGGCCAACGTTGGTACTCAACTGTTTCGCCCATACCATCCATACTAGCACCTACACGAACTTGTTTAAACTTTGTCCACATATCCAATACACGATTAGGCAAATTACTCATGTTAGTATTGTATTCAATGATCATTTTCTTACTTTGACCTGCATCAATACATTTTTGTAAAAACTCATAATGACGTTCAATCATCATAGGCTCACCACCTGCCATATAAACATGTTTAATGTTTGGGATATTAGCTTCTATCTGTGTCCAGAAGCTTTCACTGTTATGCCAATCATAGTCTGTGGTAGATAGTCTACCATTTTCATTACGAGTTAGTTTAACTGTGCCGTGAGTATCTTTGTATTCATCACTGCCATGATAATCTGTCCATTGTTCATACCAAGTATGACTATCAGTAGGTCCGCACATACGACAAGCTAGATTACATAAGTTACCAAAACGTAGATCATAATATTCTAGTTTTCTGTCTTTAATGCTGCCATCTTCTTCGGTAATGTAACGAGCATCATCAATACTGAACTTCCAGTTATCTAATTCATATTGTCTACGACTATTAAGTCCACTGGCTTCTTCACTTTGGCAACGACCGCATTCATTACTCCATTCTCCCACTAACATATTCTTACGAACTTCTTTCATAAGAGTAGCATTTCGGGCAAGTTCCATGTCATCTCTACCAGCATTAAATGGACTGCCATCTTCATGTCTGACCACGCCTTGGTTTTCAGTTACATTTGCTTGACAGCAAACACGAATATCACCATTGTTACGCACAGCTTGGAAGTTCCATGGGATAGGGCAAAATGTATTACTCATAACTTTTATCTCCGGGGAATAACGGCAATTTAGTTCCTGGCGCACGTTTAGGAATCTTGCTATCTGCACTACTTACACAACTTGTTCCTCCGCAGGGCATGGGCTTGTCATATAACTTAAAGCCTGTTTCAATATGTCCCAAGGGTATTTCGCTACAACTGTAACTACGTTTCACTGTGCCATCTGGTTCACGAATAATAATACTACGATAGCCACTGCTACATTCCCACTTGTTAAAGTTATTAAAGTTAAATGCGTTGAAACGTTCTGCTTGATCCATGAACCATGGATTTCCGTCTTTATCGATAAACTCAATTTGATAATGAGGATCGATATCAACTTGTTTTTTACGACTTGGATCTGCTTTATCAACCATATACGTTGGTTTTGGTCTTTCAACTAGACCAGCCTTACGTGCTTTTTCTTCAGTGTAAGCACGTTGTGGCATACCATTATGCAATTTGGCCAGCATCTCAGGTGTATAACCATCTACAACTCTACTGGCTGTTGGATCGCTTTGTGGTTTGAGTGTAACGTTAATACCTCTGTTATGGAAGTATAAACTTAAATCATAGATCTCATTAAACTGCTCAGGCACCATGACCATGTTAATAGTTATCTGTGTGTCATACTCCTGACATAATACTAGCTTGTCAGCAAATTCTTCAACTTTCTTATCTGTGTCAACGTGTTCGCGATGGCAACTTGCAGTGATACTAGCACGATGAAAGTTCTTAACTGCTGGTACATATTTCTCTTCAAACCATTTAATAGGACGACTCATGTTTGATGTCATGTGTACACTGGTATAGTTTGTATTACCAGCATCAGCATTTAAGTGATTTAAAATATCAATGTAAGCAGGATGGAATGTTGGTTCACCTCCGCTTAGACTAAAGTGAAAACTATTAAATCCATTTGCTCTAGCTTGACGTTTAATTTCATCTACTGTATGTAGCATTAGAGGTGTGGGACGATGATCCTTTGTATCACTGCGAGCATAAGGCCAGCAATAACTGCAACGATAGTTACAATAACGTCCTAATAGCCACGAGACTGTAAATAGATCTCGATATAACATTGTTCTTTGTCCGACTCTAACTAAATCACTAAAAGGAATTTTAGTAAAGTCATATTCGCTTGTTTTTAAATCACTCATTTTGTTCGTAGATAAATTTTACTTCTTTTCCTGGACCAGCTTCACTGGGCAAGCCGCCATACTCGTTAATATACCATTTAATGGCAGCTTTATACCAACCGGTACTATCATGTCTGCTTTCTTTATTAAATTTGTATATGTTATCATTGGTAGCTTCCATGCTACTGATAATTCTAGCCGCTTCTAATTGTAACACTCTTAAGGGCATTGTGTCAAGATCTATCATGGTTTTTAAATTATATTATTGGTAGGCCATTGCGGCCTACCTAGTTCAAATAGTAGTGAACATTGCTGTCTGTTTTTTATTAACAAAGAAGCTTTCCTCACGACCTGAACGACGATAATGTGTTTCGCCATTTAGGTATGGTTCTTTTCTTTCAGTGTCAGTGCCATTGTATAAGTTTTTAATTTTTTCGTGTTTTGGTCCAATACACATCAACACCACTGATTCAACAGGCTGTGTTTTGTATTCAGCACCAAATTCTTTTACCCATAAATCATGGAAGTGTGGATCACTCATAATGCTTTCTATACCACAGGCAACAAACGCTGTACCATAGCCCAAATCTTCTGCGGTAAGTTGTGCATAAGTGGCACTGATCATTGCATCACGTACACTGCTTTTAATCATAGCATAACGATTTGCTTCTCCTTTGACATCGCTGTAGCAACTATCAAAGACTTCTTCACCGTGTTCTTCTTTAACATTAACCATTTGATGTTCTGGTGCTGGATTAGCAATATAAACTAGAACCAATGGTGCTAGAGTTTGTTTTAAATAAATGATACGATTATCATCTTCTTCATACAAAGTGATATCATCGCATAAAACTTGTTTGAGTTTTTTACCTTGTTCACTGTTAGTCAATGCCATTACTTTGTATCCGTAGATTTTGTTTTTACTTGGCGCACGGCGTGCCGATTCCATAATAGTTTGAATATCCATTGGACTGATTTCATCAGTCATCAAACGAGTAGTATGTCTATTCTTAATTAATTCATGAACCCTGCTCATAAAAATTCCTTTTATATAAATGAATTATCATCATTCTCATGTATTTAGCGAAGAGAAATTTAATTTACAAACATTAAATACACACATGAAACCATATAATTTAATAAACTCAAAAATCGTTGAAAAAGAAAAAGGTATACTTAACAAAACATTTACTAGATTTGTTGGTCCCGGAGATAGCATATTTTCAATGTTTTTTCGATCAATGGGTTATCGAATAACCATACCACTTGAAGAACTACATTCTATAGATTTTGAGTTTGTCATTTATGACAACAACGAAAAAAACATAGAATTATTTAAAAGAATTTTAACTTGGGATGGACAGATAAACAGCGAAGCAACATCTGAATTTGATGATGACTGGGAAATTTTTATAAAAACAATAATACAAGACCTTGACATTAAGATTCGTGATTTCCATCACGGTCAAACAATTGGTAGATCAAAGCGACGAGGATTCATCGACTTTCAAGCTACATGGAATCATTTTAAAAACAGTAAATTTACTTTTATAAACATTGATGTTGTAAATGAAAATAGAAAGTTCTTAGACATATTAACTAATTTGCCGCCAATGTCTGATCCAGCTAACAGACAATTTATCAAACTTGATTTCAATAAAACAGGCTATGACAAAGAATCATACAACGATGCTATTAATAATGTATTACACTTATTTTGGTTAAAAAGTTTTAAACAATTTCAAACAGTTTTAGAAATTTCAGATGATAACAATCAACCATTTGAAGATTTTGCAGGAAAATTATATGCAAGATTGAATCCAACATTTTGCATTTTACCATGGATGCATATACAATACAAACCCAGCGGACAAAGTAAACTATGCTGTAGATATGACAATATTAAAGAAATTAAAGAGTTTGAAGAATTTGAAAAAACATCAATCTCTAAAGAAAATTTATCACAATTATACAGAGAAAAAGAAAATTTAGTCATACAAAAAATATCCATGGAAGATAGCTTTAATAGTAATTACTGGAATACTGCTAGACAATATACTATAGAAAATAAAGAAATCTCTGGTTGCCAAAAATGCTATAATGAAGAACAAGTTGCCGGTGAATTATCTACTTCAATGAGAACAGGATCTAGTATATTATATAATCAAGGCTACTTACACAAAAAACCCAAATATGAAAAACCTAAGATAACATTCTTAGAAGTTGGCTTCGGTAACTATTGCAATCTTGCATGTTTATCCTGCAATAGTACATTAAGCACCACATGGCACGACGACGAAGTTAAATTGAACAACATGAGCGATAAATCACTTCAGCGAGTAATATTCCCTAAGTTGGATAATATTAGATTCGAACCCAATGAGGAAACACTAAAGACTTTAGAATTAATCAAGTTCACTGGCGGTGAGCCTATGATTAATCCAGAGTTTATTAGATTCATTGATCTTATCTGTGAAAAAGGAACACCAGAAAACATTAGTTTAGAAATTTACACTAACTGTAGCTATGTACCAAGTCCTAAATTATTGAAAAATCTAATTAGATTTAATACTGTACAATTGAATTTAAGTATTGATGCATATGGCACAGTCAACGATTATGTACGATATGGCAGTCATTGGTTTGGAGATAGCAAGCAAACTGTTAGCAATGCGCTGGACTTTTGGCTAGAGCAGGGAAAAAATAATAAAAATATTCACGTTATCATGTCTTCTACGTTAAGCGTGTTAACTGTATTTGACGTGCCTAACTTAATGACACGGTGGGTAGAAAAATATAAAAATTCAGGCAACGATATTGTAGTTGATATGAATACTAATCACGATGGATTTTTTAAATTACAATTAGCTGTTGATCCATCATATATCAATATGAATATTTTACCATCTGAATATTATAAAGATATATTAGAATGGTGTGATGAATACGACCAATCTTTTACAACAAGATATCCCGAATTTAGTGTAATTCCAGAATCTATCAATGCTAGTTTGGTTAAACTAAGAAATACTATATATCGTTGTTCTGGGAACCCCACTAATGCTCGTTTGTTAATAGAGTACTTAGAAAAAATGGATTCGATACGCGGTAACAGCGCATCAGAATCCATTCCTGTTATGCTTGGTAAAGTTAAAGAATATTTGCTAACTCAGGATAAACCTCAGCAAAACTAGTATCATTTTGCTTGTCCATGAAATTGATATACTCGGCAGTTTCCGCAAGGTCTGCCGAGTAGTCTTCTGCGTTCATGTAATCGACTACATAATCACCATAGCGAACTATTCTACGCTGTTGCTGTTCTCTGCGTTTGACATTGGCCCATTGACTGTGAGTCCATAAATTTTCATCATCTAATGTCAATTTAAAGTCAGTCCAGTCTTGTGTAATCTTTGCTTTGATATCTGCTGGCAATACTTTAGGATTGATTGCTCGTGGATATTGTACCAAACTTGTATGGAACAATCCGCCGGCAGCATTGACAAACTTGACAATATCAACTAATCTGGTGATATTATAGATACTGACGGTTGTAGTTAAACTCATTTCAATATTTTTAAGTTCGTGCAATTTTTGCACATTGGCTACAATTTTTTGTATGTCACCATAGGTTCTAAAGTAACTAAATGTAGTGTCATCTCCATCTATGCTTACTCGTAGTATAATCTTTTTAAACTTTGGCCAATGATCCAATACATTATAGTAACCTAAACCCAGTGCTACTAGGTTGCTGTTATAACTCAGCGTTATGTTTTGTTCATGTCCGGCCATTGCATCAATCATTTCCCAATGACGTTTTTGTTGCAATGGCTCACCCCCTGCGATTAATACTTCTCGTAGATAAGGTATGGCATTTTTAAACTCTTCAAAACTCCGCTCAGGCAAACTGATATGTTTCTTTTCCAAGCGGCCTGCACCATGCTTGGTAAAAAACTTTTTAACTTCAGGATCTTTAAATGCTAGAACTTCCCATTGACTGCTATAAGTAGGACTGCAATGTCTACAACGTAGATTGCAGGTATTATCAAAACGTATTTCAATGCTTTTAGGTTCATATGGCATTGAATAATCGTTGGTATTGACTTTACTAATGACTTCATCAAAGTCAATATTATAACTGTCTTTATATGTTTCGTTACAGGTTTGACGTGTACTTGCTACTCCACTATCTTCAAAGTCCCAGCAACTGCGACAACCATTTGGTCGTTCATCATTTAACACCGCACGGCGTAGTTCTCTAGTTTCGTTGCTGTTCCAAATTTCAGTCAAAGTCTGACTTCGATAATCACCAACACGATCTGGATAACGCCAACATGCACCTACTTTGCCTTCATGTTTAATATTCTGATGTATAAAAGGCATTATACAAAAAGTCTTGCTATTTTTGTTCATATCAATATTTAAGAACGTTTTCTTTTTTCAATTTATTATCAATGTATAGGGTTGTATTTTCTTCATTACCACAGGTACCTAGACATGTGATAAGGTTTCCGTTTTCTATTGTGTCATTCCATTTTGAACTTATTTTATATTGCTGTTTAAGTACATCTTCTACTTGATGTATATTTAAATCAAAGTCTTTAAGATTATAGTTTTCTTTTAGATTCCAACTACCCGGACTGTCGTGTGTGTGAGTACCTAAATAACAACAAGGCATTAATATTCCATTTGCTGCCAAATAAACTTCTTTTCGTTCTAAACTTTTGCAACTAATCTTATTTTGATTTAATTTTTTATACTTTGTTAGATCAAACTTAAACATTGTATTTGGTACATGTTCTTCTTTACCTACATTACTGTGCCTAAATTGTTCTTGTTCAGGTGGTTCTAATGTAAATACATGCTTTCCTTCTACCATTACTTTAAAATCTTTTTTACCCCTAAACTTTTGAGTAACTTTTAATCTAAATTTGATGTCCAAGTCTTTGGCCAACTGTTTGGCTGTTTCGACTTGATGTTCGTTGTGTTTGAATACAATAAAGTTCCACTGAGCTGTTCCACCTGCGGCTACATATGCTTTCAAATTGGCATACACTTTATCATACTTAACACCAATTCTATACTTGTCTAATGCTTCATTATCAGTGCCATCTATTGCAAAATTAATGAGTACATGACGACGAGCAAGACTTGACCACCAATCTTCACTGCGATATCCACCATTGGTATCTATACTAATACTTTTACAGCCATTGTCCATTAAGTAATTAACAAATTCTGGTAACAGTTTGTTTAAGCAAGGATCGCCATATACTCCGCTGAAGTATACATGGTCTAATTGACTGGCAAACTCTGGAGTAAACAACTTATAAAATACATCTGCTGTTAAATCACCCTCTATTAAATCTGGTTGCACAAATCCGTGCCCGGTATATCTGCTACACATTGGGCATTGACTATTACAGCGACTGCTCGCTTCTACATGAACTATACGTATATTTTCTTTTTCTATCATTTTTTAATTGTAGACATCATAGATAATCCACATTTCATTGTTACACCACTTGCAGGGAAATTAACACCACTATGTGCTTGACATCTATCAAATACAATAATGCCCCCACGCTTCCAGTTATAAACGGCTTCAAGTTCAAATCCCTGTAACCATTGTTTATTAAAGTGACGAAAATATCTATTGTAGTCATCATCACTGACTGTTTGTTTATTCCAATCAACATCCCATACTGATCCATCTTTACGATAACAAACTAAGTTATCATAATTGCGTACTGTGAAGAAGACATTTGTATCATATTTAGGATCGCCTTTGGCAAAGTTTGTTCCATACATTAAGAAGCGATTTTTAAAGATAGCTGTACCACAATCTAGTTCAAGATTCTCTTCTTTATGTTTATCGCAGACCCATAATGGAATAATAAACTGTTTACCAGGAATACTGTCACTGTCTTTTAATGTTGCAGGATTACCAGTATCAATGTGTAGGTTGTAAGGAGTGGCTGTAATTAAAAAATTACCTTCCCATATTGTTTCGTTGGTTAGTTCAGGAATAGCACTTTGAAGTTTTGCATAAAATTTATCTTGTATTAGTCGATTATCAACGTTAAAGTGTAATGTCCCGTTGCGTTTAACTCTACGACTACGATGTTGTCTATGCATTAGATCTTCCAACCAATCTAATTCCTCATCTTCAAATAAATTATCAACAGCATAACTGTCACCCCATGTAGATTTCCATTTATCATGTTCTATACCATCTACAGGTATAAATTCTTTTACCAGTGGATCTCCCGGAACCCATTCTAAATCTTTAGCCATTTAATAATTCCTTTAATTCAGGGAAAACTTCTGCAAAGTTTTCGTTGCGTTTTTTATCTAAATCTTGCACTTCTTTAATAAAATTCGATAGCATATATTGTTTATCTGCTGAATTCATTTCCTTTAATAAAGCTATAGCAGAATCAATGACATTTTGTTCTTTGATATCAGTTAATTCTTTCTGCCAATGACTATTCACTTTTTCTTTTATAGATTTCGGCAGACATGATAAACTCATATTTCCTCCCACTGGAATAAAGTAGATTTCGTTGGGCTTTATTAAATTTCTATTAACCAAATACTTATACATTCTAAAAATGTGAAAAGCATTTAGTATATTTACAGCCACACCAAGTATGAGCTCAACATGACTAGTATTATAGCGTATAGTTGATAAATTGTCAAGTATAGTATCCCAATCGGCGCCATGTCGTATATAACTTAATTGTTCCCAACCAGCATCTATGCTTGCGGATACTTTGACATTTTTAAATTGCTGCCAATAATCAATGACATTCCTATGTTTTAATTTCAATGTAGTTAAATTTGAATTGTATCTTATTGCAACATCAAATTTCTTATGTTCTATTAGTAAATCCAAAACTCTATAATGTTCATCCATCATCAATGGTTCGCCACCACAGAAATAAAACTCTGTGACATGATCTATATTTTTAACAAAGAATTCAAAAAATTCATTGTATTCGTAGAATGGTTTGATTAAGACATTATCTATTTTTTGTTCTTCTGCAATTCTTGTACTGGCATGTGGTCCGCACATACGGCATTTTAAATTACATAGGTTGCTGAACCTAACATCCCAAAGAAATATCTTTTCGTTGTTAACTAAATCATCTATGTCATTTAACAAATGACCAAACATTTTATTGCTGGTAATTCTATGACTGGTATTGCCATATGCTTCTGGACGACTACAATTACTGCAACTATCAGGTAGTCCATTGTCTAACATGTTTTTTCTAAACGATGTTAATTTTTGATTATCCTTTGAATAAACGTTTGATATACCAAGTTCTTTAACATTACCAAAGCTTTCTTCGCTCATGCAACATACTTGACTTTGTCCCGTAGTCGAAATATGTGCATGAACAAAAGGAAGTATACAAAAGTTTTTAGAACTCAGTATGTCTTTCATATATCTTTAAAGATATCTTTCATCTCCGGAAATGTAGTATAGAAGTTTGTACCACGTTGCTTGTCTAATAGCTCTAGGTATTCTTTCATTTCCGGTAAACGTTGACTCCAGTCTTCACTCTTGGCAAACTTGACCATGCCACGGAGACGATCAATTCCGTAATCAGCGTTGTCAAACATTTCTTGTGTGACTTTTCCCTTGTGCCATTCTGGAACACCAAGCTGCCAATTTTCTTTCCACCATGGGATAAATTCTTCGTACTTGGCTTCAATTTCATCTTTGAACCATGCTGGCAATATTTTAACATTTAAGTGTGGTGGATGATAAACAAAGTGATAGTTAACACCACCTGCTCCAAATGGCCACATGTTAATTTTCTTAAAGCCATGCTGTAGTTTCCATTTTAAGAATTCTGGAATATAATAAATGTTTAATGCTTGTACGGCACAGGCAATGGTAACTTCTGTGTTAGCTCCTGTTTCTTCATCTAATTGTCTAAATGCTTCTAAGTTTCGTTCCCACTTACTTGGATAACGAATATAATCATTTCTATCTTCAATAGCATCTACACTGTAGTGATAACGAACTAGCTTGAAGTGACTCCATAATTCAAACAAGTCTTCACGCCACTCAACGCCATTACTGTTGTAACGAATTTCCATGTCTTTGGCATAACCACGCTTGATACATTCTTCTAAAATAGCATAATGTTCTTCAATGATTAAAGGTTCGCCGCCAGCAAAGTATAGCTGTTTCATGTTAGGAATCTGTTCCCATAGCTGTTCCCAGAACTTAGGATTGTTCTTGTGCCAATTGTAACTAGCACCGTTTTCTTTGCCCTTGTTACCCCATTGCATTGTATCTTTAAGTGTTGCATTTTGTACTTCTGGATACATCTTTTGCCATTCTGGCACCCATAAGCTACTATCATGCGGGCTACACATTACACAGGCCAAATTACATTTAGTACCAAAGCGCATGTCAATATAAGCAATATGCGGGGGAACGCTGCCGTCTGGTTGTGTATCTTCAATTAACTTGTCCAAATCAACACGTTGACTCCAATAAGCAGTTTCCCATTGGCGTTTAGATTTATGCCCTTCACGTTCTTCTTTATAGCATTTAACACAGCTAGGTGGTTCTTCCCCAGCAAGCATATGAAGTCTATTGTTCTTCATGTAGTCATTGTTCCAACTACTTAGAAAGTCTGTGTGATTTAAGTTAGCAGGCTTTCCGTCTGCATTTTTAAGTACACCAACTTCTCCACCGTGAACTTTATCATTAGTTGGTCCTACACTACTAGCATTAGCAGTACAGCAAACACGCATGTGTCCGTTTGGGCGTGTGCTCAGATGTACCCAGGGTAGGATGCAAAATGTTTTACTTGGCAGTTCTTTTGTTTTTTCTGTCATTGTGTTCTTTCATGTCAACATACTTATTTACTATCTTGTGAGTGTTATTTCTAACAGATTCATAGTTTATTGAAGTCTATGTTTTTCAAAACATATTTTTAAATAGTGTCATTTATTTTTTTAAATAAAATCTGTGCAAAATTTTGATGAGAATATAGATCAAAATGTTTACCAATTGTGCGGTGTCCTATTGCATCCCATTGTAAATTTAAATAAAATCTTTCTTCTGGATGCCAAAAAGGCATATTTTCACGTGCGTTTCTATTTGTTCCTTCTAAATCAACAAAGAAAAATCTTATATTTTTAGACAACAAATATCCTTGTAGCAATAACAGATCAATCAAACCATGCAATGTCCAATGATTCATAGAATGGAACATCACTGATTTTTCTAGGTATTCATTAAATTCTGGTTCATTAACCATTGGATAATTAATAGAATAACTTTTTATTTTTTCGTCATTGTTAACAGCAAATTCACGTGTAAAATGTGGAACTTGTAAAACAATATAGTCTATTATCTCTTCTTTTTTTTCTATTAGAGATATTATTTTATAAATCTCTTGCTTTAAACTAGAGCCCAATTCAGCATGATTTATACATTTCCAGTTTGGATTATTTTCTTCAATTATTTTTGGATAAGCCATGGATTTGCAGATTTTAATATACTCAGTCAAACTAATACTGCGGTTTACATTTGAAGAAAACCTTTCGTAATATTCCTCTGCCGTTTTACAATCCCTGGCCCAAGGAAGCAATTCATTATCGGGAAGTTCATGTCCAACAGTAAAACTACATCCGAAAAAATGTATGTGTTTTTTATTCATTTTTAATATTTAATTTAATATTATGTTTGCCTATTGGTAAACTCTGTATGTTTTTTCTACTACATACTTCTGTACAACGATGAATACGATCTTTTTTCTTATTACCATGTACGTTACTATCCCAACTGTCGATTAAATCTTCAGTGTAAAATCTATGATTAATGATATCGTTTATACTATGTAAATTACAATTATTCCAATCTTCATCATAAGCATCTATAATTCTAGATTTTAATAGATCTGCACGACCTTGTTCTGAAGATAACAAACCATTTTGCATAAAACAACAGGGCCATAATCTTCCTTCATTGCTGACAAAATACATTCCATTGGTTTGATTATTACATTCAATGGCATCGTTTACTTTGTCTTTGAGGCTGTCATTAATTTGTTCTAGGCTAAGAGCACTTCGATTTTTAGATTCAGGCAAGCGTTTAATAATATTAATTTTTTCTAAACCTAATTGAGTTGCTACACTTCTATCTATTCTTTGATGAAATTCTGAAAATTTCATAGTTTCACTAAGCTGTTTGGCAGTTTCTATTTGATGTTTATTCCACGGAAAAATTAAAAATTGCCAAATTGCATTACCGCCTTGAGCAATAAATGCTTCAGCGTTTTCCATGATTTTGGACCATGTGCTACCTTGTCTATATATATGATTGGTATCTTCTAATCCATCAATACTAAAATTGACTTGATGATGTTTATGTTTTTTTAAAACTGTTGCAAGTTGTTGCCAATATTCAACATTGCGAAGACTTGCATTTGTGTGTATGTTAATTTTAAATTGTCGTACTGTAAGCGCCAATTCTAAAAACTCTAAGAATTCTGGATGCATTAAAGGATCATCAATGGTTCCACAGAACTCTAAATGTGTCACAGATTCAAATTCTTTAGCTGATATAATTTTTAAAAATGTTTCTTTACTTAGATAATTTTTGTTAAGAATGAATTCTTTTTTTTCTGAAAAGTTACCAGTATCTGTTCTTACACACCCCAAACACAATAAATTGCACATACTGCTTAATTCAAATTGTATTTTTCTAGCTGAATTTAAATATATAGTCATATAATGTATTTAACAATTTCTGTCATATAAATATATCATATGACATCAAAAAAATTTCCAATTAAAAGTGCCACGGCATGTTTGTTAAAATGGGCATGGAGCACCGTTTATGTTTATCAAGGCACTAGTAATAGTTGTCATAGAACTGTACATAGTCATGTACCTGCTGGGGATTTTGGCTCCTTTCACAACACTCAAGATAAAATCACAGCCAGAGAAAAAATGCTAAAAGGTGAATGGCCTGGCAATGGCTGTGAATATTGCAGAGATATTGAAGCCGCAGGTGGTATGAGTGATCGACAACGTGAATTAGAATTACTAGACAACAACGTTCAAGACTATATGTTAATACCAAAAGAGTTAAAGACTAATCCCACTGCTGTAATCACTACTCCAACTATGGTAGAAGTTTATTTCAGTAATAAATGTAATATGAGTTGTATTTACTGTGATCCAAGTTTAAGTAGCTTATGGGTAGCTGAAAATAGAATACATGGAGATCACGGTGTTCTCACAGTTTCACAAGCAGATGAACTAAGTGCTAGTTATGATCAACGATTAGCTGAATTTTGGGCATGGTTTAAAGAGAATTATAAAACAATTAGCATGTTACATGTCTTGGGTGGTGAACCTTTTTATCAAGACGAAACTGAACAAATGATTGATTTCTTATTGGACAGCGATGTTAAAGCAGGAACTGTGATTAAATTTTTCAGTAACTTAAAAGTTAATAAAGAAAAGTTTACAAGACTAATTACAAAAATGAAACGTTTGCATGACGAAAAAGGTATTAAACTTGGCATTGTTGCTAGCTTAGATGCATGGGGTCCTGAACAAGAATATGTTCGCAGTGGTTTAAAATTAGAGCAATGGCAGTCAAATTTTGAATATATGGTCAACGAATGTAAATGGATAGAACTAGTTGTCAACAGCACTATTAATTGTTTATCTATTAAGTATATGCCAGAACTAGTTAGAAGAATAAATGCTTGGAGACTGGTCCATCCTAATATAACTAATTCTTTTAATCTGCTAGTAGAACCTGTTTCCATGCATCCGGGAAATTTCCCTTCTGGATTTTTTGAAGATGACATGCAGGAAATTTTAAATTTAATGCCTAATACAAATATCTATGAAAAGAGTTTATATACACACATGATTGGTGTTAAGAAAACTATAGAACACATGCCATACAATCCAGAAAATCTTAAACAATTAAGATTATGGTTAGAGAAAATGGATGCAAGGAAAAAGACAAACTGGAGACTAACTTTCCCTTGGTTAGTTCCAGTTATTGATCATCTTTAATTAAATTGCTCTTTAAATGCGTCATACTTTGAGCCGCATATTTTAGCACATTGTGCGCTTTTACCTTCTGCACAACTGGGTTTATTCCAAGATTCAGGAATAACTTTCTGAAAGAAATCTCCATGTACAATATCTTTAATGCTGTGATTTTTTGCATTGATATTGTCTAAACCAACTTCATTGATATAATCCCAGATTTGAGCACCTTGTGGTTTAAAATACCAAATGTACATTTGACCAGCAGTCCAACAACAGGGCTGTATTACGCCTTCTGCTGTTACATATATATTCTTTTCTTTGGCTACTTTACAATCGATCACAGCTTCGTCCCATACTTTTTCCATGGGCTTTTTCTCACTGGGGTCTAAAGAAAACTTTTGCCGGCCTTGTATGCTGGATAAATTATCTAAACTGATGATATTATCTACAGTAACTGCATTGGTATTCTTAATATTAGCAACAGATGCAAGTTTATCTAATACTCCATTTCTATATTTAGGATTTGTAGGAGCTTGTAACAAGGTAGTAGTTGTTTTACGATTTTGACTTTGATGTTCTTCTTTTACTGCACCCTGTGTATTGCTAAAGAAACGTGCTGACTTTTTAAATTGAAACTTTTCAAAACCCATGTCTTTACTTAATTGTTCTGCTGTTTCAACTTGATGTTCATTGTGTGCAAATACAATATAATCCCAACGTGCCCTGCCACCCTCAGCAATAAATGCCTGTACGTTTTCCATGATCTTAGGCCAAACTGTGCCTTGGCGATATAAATGATTTGTATCTTCTAATCCATCTAAGCCAAATATAATATAACCCTTTTTGCCAATTACTCTAGCAAGTTCTGCCCACCATTCTGGCTTCTTCATGCTGCCATTAGTATGCATACTGAGATTGATATTTGGATTGTTTTCTCTAAAATACTTGAATACTTCTAATGTGTCTTTGGCCACAGCAGGATCGCCATAATTGCCACACATGTATACACGTTTTAATTGTTTAACAAAATCAATGGGAAACATTTTTTGTATATCATCTATATACAATTCTCTGTTATGTAAGAATGGATTAACTGCGCCACCATTTAAATTACGAGCGCACATGGGACAGCTAGCATTACATGCTTCTGTCATTTCTAAATGTACAACTTCAATCTCGTTGTAATTATACACCAATCCACTCCTTGAACTTAGAATCCAACCAAGCAAAGTTATTTACTAAATTAAAATCTGCATCTACACCATTAGCATAAGCAACACCCTGTCTGGCACCTTGTATAGCAAAGTAACCATACTGTGTTTCATTGCCTGCTTCACACCACATAGTCAAGCGTTCCTTTGTTTCAGTGTCATTGTTGTTTTTATTAACACCTGCACTGAGTTTAACTGCCTCACGAAAAGCTGTGCGCCATGTAGCATAAGCACTATAATTAAATCTATGTTCGCTGGCTAGGATATTTAATTTGATATAATGATCTGCCAGTGTAGTAGTCATATCAGGACGATCTAATCGTTCTGCACTAAAACAATCTTTACTGAATAATTTAATACCACCATGGCCGTAGACTAGTCCGTTAATGGGATTCTTTGCTCTAAATACTGCCACGCTTTTAGGTTTTAGTTCAATTTGTTTATCAAAGTTAAAACTATCAACAATCCAACAATCAGCATCTACTACATAAAATCTATCACCATCACACAAACTTGCAATATGTTTATGACTTTCAAATATCGTACCAATACTTTTAACTGTTACTGCATGACTGGCTTTAGATTGTAGTCTAGCAAAATTTTCTTCGGCGTTTGTTTCGTCGTTGTATAGAAAGTAAATAGGTATCATATTAATATTTAGGTAACGTAAATCCAAACAATGGCAATGCGCTGTGATTCAACATTGCTGGCCAGCCAAAGTTCTTGGGAGGGTTGATATTAACATGTTTAAACCAACGACTTTGATCGCTGTCTAATTCAACCAATGGTAGGTTTAATTTTTCAATCAATGTTTTCATAACTCTATTGCTGTCTTCATCGGGATTTTTAGTACATTCTTCAATGTCCTTCCAATATGCATTAAACCAATCATAGTCGGAAATAACACTTTGATCAAAGTTATTAATGTAAAGATTGTAGGCACCTAAACGTGCGCCATAAATTGCCCAATCACCATTGTCCACATCTCTGCCAATAGTCATCCAAGTTAACCAACGTGCATAGTTACCTGGATACATTTTGTGATTAAAGTCTTCCACTGGTACTTTATGTCCTTGGTCAAGACCCATTTTAACACCTTCACGAAATCCTGCTCTAAATGCTTGATAAGGAGTGGCATTATTCATAACAGTGCCGTAGGTATTATTCATTTGCTTGTAATTTTCAAAATCCCAGCAAAAGTCTACATTATTGTTATCATCGTCTTTATCTGCGGCTTCGTGTGTTTTCATTGCTTTAACATAAGGCGCATACCATAGTTTAATGCCACCATTACCATAGACTAAACCATTGACAATATTGCGACTACTCCAACTGAATGTTGATGTTAAATCTGCTTTTTCAATGTCTAAGTTTTGTTTCCAGATAGCTGGATTGACTTGACAATCAGCATCTATGGTGAAAAATCTATTGTCCACAGCATGTTCTGCACAGGCTTTGTGTGCGGCATCAAAGCCTTTAACTCCATGAACACGTTTGACTAAACTGGGATTAGGATGTCCTGCTTTTAGTAATTCAAAGTTTTCATCTGCGTTGGGTTCATCAAAGCTAAGAAATACTGCCGGTATGTCTTTTAGCTTAAGAGTAGTATTAGTATTTTTAATGTTTATAGAATTTATCAAACTCATTTTTCATCCATTCATAATTGTTAATTAATTTTAATGCATCTAGATTATTGAAATTATCCAATCCATATTGCTTGCCTAAGGCAGCGCCATGTAGCGCATATTCTCCATAGCGTCTATCTTTACCCACCGTGGTCCATACACGCAATCTTTCTTCTGTTTCGGCGTGTGTAGTTGTACCTTGGTATAAACTAGAACTTAATTTAGCACATTCTCTAAAAGCACTGCGCCAAGTGCCAAATTCATCAGAGTTAAAACTTGTAACATTACTGACTTTGTTAATATATTTCAGTTTACCTAATCCTGTGGTCAAGTCCACTTTCCATGTTTCTGCATCTAATAGTAGTTTGCGTGGAAATAATTTAACTCCGCCCCATCCGTATTCTAAATCATTAATAG